CCGCCGAGTGATCCAGTTAAGAAGATCGCCAGTGTCTTTAGAAGATCGATAAAGGCCGCATCGTTCGGAGCTTGATTACCGATCGGCTGTGTAACGAAGATAAGCGCGTAAGTAATTCCAAGGGTAACGATCAAGAAGACAGCGGCTAAAGTCGATCCGATTTCAGTGGTTATTCCAGCTAAACCTTAGGAGTTATAAATGGCCAGGGTTGCAGTTTTTACAACTAACTCATGCAGGATTTTAGAGTCGCAGGGCGATCAACAAACCATGTTGCGTTGGCCTAACGCTGTGTTTGAGCCCGACTTAAATCGTGTGAGGGGCGTACTACCGCAGTTTTGGCGCTTAGATGACGGGCAAATATTCCCGATGAGTGCAATGGAAGTAAGATGCCGAAAAAAGTCTATTGAGCGCTTTGGGATTGATTCAGCTATCCGCAGGCTAGAGCCATTTGAGTTTAGGGTTGAGCTAAAAGAGATGCAAATTATCCAAAGCTTGCTGAATGAGGATAATAAAAAGGCTTATTTAGTTATTGGGTTATTGGCTTTAAATATTTTACTGACACTTATTGCAATTATTAAAAAATGAAATGGAATACAGTCTATAAAAGGGCCATTGAAAAAGATGGCACCCTCTTATTCCCTGAGCGCCTTACAAAAGAGTTTTTAGACAACGCTAGGCGTATCCAGGGCTCATACATTTTCGCTAACCAATATCTCAATGAAGTTATTCCCGATGACCAAAAGGCGTTTAAGAAGGATTGGCTTAAGTACATTAGGTCCATTCCCGATGGGTGCTATAGCTTCGGGTTTATTGACCCCGCCATTGGTCAAAAGGCGCATCACGATTATACCGGGATTATTATAGTGGACGTAGCGCCCGACAAACAATGGTACTTAAGACACGCCGAAAGGGCTAGGTTAACCCCAACGCAGATAGTCGAAAAGATGTTCAAGTTATGTGATGAGTTTAAGTTAAAGACCTTGGGGGTTGAGGTCGTGGCGTATCAAGAGGCGCTTTTGTACATTTTAGATGAAAAAATGCGCCAAAAGAATGTTATCTTGCCAGTTAAGGGCATAACTCGCAAAAATGTGTCTAAAACTACCCGAATACTGGGCTTAGTGCCCCGTTTTGAGTACGGAAGGATCCATTTACGCCCCGGAATGGTCGATTTTGAGGACGAATATAATTTTTTCCCGCGCCATTCTCACGATGATTTGCTTGACGCCCTTGCCTCAATAGATGAGATTTGTTTTTATCCAGAAAAGGAGAATGAAAATGTCGAAAAACCAAACCCCGCAGACGCACAATCTTATGAGCGATGGGTCATTAGAGAGTTGGGAGAGGGACGAAACCCTAGTGACTCGCAGTCAGAAGGGTATGGTTTCTGATTTTTTAGATACCATAGCGCTCGCTCAAAGTATGCATCAGGAGTGGGTCGAAGTACCCGCAGAAGTTATTGCCCATTACAACCGTAAGGGTATGAATGGCTCTAAGTATTTCATTTTTCAGGGCATTAAGGTTTGCGAGCAAGGCAAGCTAGAAGAAATCCAGTTTGAAGAGGCTAAGCAAAGCGGCCAGGTTGTATTTGGACCGAATGAAGGTACAATTAAAGGGTTATGATTACCACTTTACTGTTTTTATTGGCCGGCTACATAGTGGTGCGTGAGATCTTTTTCATGTACACTACCCACAAATTGATTAATAAGCTCATGAGTCGTAATTATCATGAGTATGTAGCCGCCGAAACGATTGGCGAAAAGAGACAAGAGTTTGTACAGCCCGAAGATCCAATGGATTTAGGGTCGTTAAGTGAGTTTACTCAGTAAAAAAACGTAGTCCAGGGGTGGAAGCTATGTTTTGGGCATTTTTGATAAGGTCAAAGACCTTTACGGTGAGCAATCGCCGGAAGAAAAGAAGCTTGCCGACCACGTTAAACAAAAGATCGAAGAGATCCGTGGATCCACTAGGCGCGTAGCCGCTGAAAGCATTTGGCTTACTAACTGCGCTTACTCGATAGGGTATCCAGTTTTTTGGAACTCACAAGTTAAAAACTTTCAACCCACCGATAGGGCCGCGCCAATTTTGCAGCGCAATAGGATCTATGTAAATAAGATCTTGCCGGTCCTTCAAAACCGCCTAGCCCGCCTACTCAAAAACCCCCCAAAGTATGACGTTCGGCCAGAGTCGCAGGATAATGAGGATAAAGAAGCGGCGCGACTTGGTTTAGAAATCATTAATTGGCAATGGGATCGATGCAATATCGATGAAAAAAGAATATCCCTAGGCATGTGGGCTCAACAATGTGGCCACGCTTACGTTAAAGTTAGTTGGGACGATGCTTTAGGTAAGCCCATGGTTAACCCTGAAACGGGTGAGTTAGACTATGAAGGCGATGTACGCGTTGATATTTGTAGCGCCTTTGAGTTGTTTCCCGACCCATTAGCCAAAAGCTTTGACGATGTTTTGAGGTCGTGGATTATCCAAGCTAAAGTCAGGCCCCTTGATTACTTCCGTAAGCAATACCCCGAAAAGGGTCACTTGGTTAAACAAGAGGATGCGTGGTTGCAGTCGGTCCAGTTTGAGGGCCGGTTAAACTCGATGAGCACTAAAGGCAGTTCTAGCTTTGGAAGCGAGCAAATGAAAAACGCCGCTATCGAGCTAGTTAAGTATGAGGCGCGCTCAAAAGATCATCCAAATGGCCGCATGATTGTCGTGGCAAATAACATCCTACTTGAGGATAAAGAATTGCCATGCGGTGAAATCCCTTTTGCCAAGTTTGACGATATTATTGTAGGCGGCAAGTACGATAGTGAGGCCGTGGTCACGCATTTAAGGCCATTACAAGACACGTTTAACTCAATTATCCGTAAGCGCGCTGACTGGACCTCTAAGCTATTAGCCGGCAAGTATGTGGCAGCTAGGGGTACTGCAATTGCTCAAGAGGCGATGAATGACCGTAGCGGTGAGCTTCTTTGGTACACGCCAGTGCCTAATGCCCCAAACGGTGGGCGGCCAGAGCCCATGCAAATTCCAATGATACCTCAGTGGGCTTACACAGAGTCCGAAATGATTGAAAAGTATTTTAACGATATCGCAGGCATTAGCGAGGTTTCTCAGGGTCATTTACCTAGCTCATCCATTCCAGCGATCGGTATGGCCTTATTACAAGAGCAAGATGAAACCCGCATTGGCATTATGACTGATCAGCATGAGCGGGCATGGGCGCGTATTGGCGGCTTAATTCTTAAGTATGTTGAAAAATACTACAAGGATCGTGATAAACGCTTTAGACCGGGCAACGAGAAAAACAACTCTGTTGGCGATGTTTATGGTGCGGTCACAGGTTATGGCTACAAGAAGGGAACGGAAGCATACCGCCTAAATAGTGTATGGGATTCCAACAATAACAATGTTGTTGAAAAAGGCGAAATGGTTCAAAATCCGGACTTTAAACGCCATCAAAAAGGTTACTTTGAGGATGTTTCAAAAGGCGCAGCCCAAGCACAAACCACCATGCCAAAAAACCAAATCCCTGCAAGTATTGCCAAGCCTACAAGCACCACCAACAGCAATAAGGTCGATGTTAAGGTGAATAAAATTGAAGTGAATACAACTGCAAGCACCCTAACAGGAACAATGGAGGACGCTATCAAAGGTCTAAACAACAATAACTTGTATCAATTCCCAATAGGACTAGGCACATGATAAAAGGATTCCCAAAAATCCCAGACTTTGGAGGTCTAGCTTCTTCGGGAGCTGATGCTGCAATCGGTTTGGGTGGGGCTGCATTGATTAAGGCAATTTTCGGCAACGTGTGGGGCTTGTTTAATGAGTTCGGACTTCCTGTATTGTTTGCTGATAACGTGCTAGGAATTTCGTATCAGGCGGCAAGCTCTATTGCGAATGCTCCAATTGAGCAAGGTTCTTTTGCATCCTATAACAAGGTTGCATCCCCTGCTCAAGCGGTTGTGCAAATGTCGAAGGGTTCGGGTAGCTCACTAGAACGTGGTGCATTCTTGGCCCAATTGCTTGCTTATGAAGGCAGTACCTTAAAGTTTTACGTGATTAGCCCTGAATTTGTGCATCGCAATATGTGCATTACAGGCGTGGACTATGCGCGGTCAGCACAGGAAGGCGTACAGCTTATCGTGGTTAATGTGCAGCTTGAGGAAGTGCGCGAAGTGAAGGTTAATTATTCATTTGAAGAAGTTGCTGCGCCTGAGGATGCTAAAACCGTGGATGGTGGTAATGTTCAGCCTAAGGAAGT